ACAATTATGGCACAAGATAAACAACCATCAGCAAGAGGATTAGTTGATTCGGACTTAGGTCCTCTCCGTAAGTATGAAGGGATACTAGACTCCATGCCAGTAGAGCAGAAGACTTCTACTGGAGATAAGCCTCGACCTTATTCACAGATTACTTTCAATGTAAAGGATATAGATGTTAGAGAAGCTGTAGAACCATATCCTTTCCCGATAGCATCTATTATAATGAATGTAAGCAACAAGAAGAAATCTAGATATGGAGTCTTCTGCATTTCAGTTACTGATATTCTGGATATGGCTTACTCTAAAGAACAGCTAGATCCTAGTAATCCTAACTATATACCATCTTCTAAGCGTATGGACTTAGCCGACTGTGTCGGTAAGAGAATGGGATTTGTTCTGGCTGATGGAGAAGAGGGCAGACCACAGCCTCCTCTTCTTTGGGATGGCAGAGCAGTAGATGAGACTCACGCTAAAGGGCAGGAGATGCCTACACCATGCTGGGTATGCTACATGATTGAAGGGATAGGTAGCACAGGAAGCTCAGGTAGCAGTCCTATGGATGAGGCTAAGAAACTGCTGGATGGAAGGACTATATCCCAGTTCAATCAGGCAGCTCTAGCTAATCCTATTATCAGAGGTGATAAGGATTTACTAACAGCTATCTCAGCCCCTACATCTTCTCCTACTTCATTCACTACAGTGATGCTGAGTGCTAATATGTTCTCTAAAGATGAGAACGGAGTATACCACAAGGTATAGTAATTGAATATAGCTTGCTGGGAGTTCCCCATAGCTCAGGGTAGAGTAATCGCCATATAAGCGATAGAGCGTAGGGGTTCAAGTCCCACTGGGGTTCTTCCAGCAAGTTGAGCCAGTCAGCTCTGCAAAAGAGACCTATATCGGTAGTCCATTATGGCTACTGGCTGGCAAACTTTGAGCCACCGAAACCGTGAGGTTAGGCACTGAGCCACCTAAGCGGAGGTAGAACTGAGTAGAACAACTTGAAGCTCTGGCGGAGTAATTACCGCCTAAGACACAAAGTGCTACTGGCTCAAAGCTCCCCGAAATGCCGAAAGCTACTAAAGCCAAATGCCTAGATAGCGGTATGGTAGGCAAATCGGGGAAAGGCAAGGTGTCCAAACTTGGGTAGCCTCGTAGCTATCGGCATCTGAACGAGAATAAATAAAGTCAAGCCGAGCCTTGCCGAACTTGGAGAGGTGAAACGGAAGATTGAGAGAACTCCTTATCAGGAGACATACAAGCTCAAACTTTAGGTGGTGGTAAGACACCAGCCTCTCCAAGTAAATTAGAAAAGGACAAGAGATGATTAAAAGGATTATTAGCTTTCTCCACCGAGTAGAAGAAAGGCTTATTAAATGGGAAGACGGTAAATGCTATAAATGTCCAATGCTGTATAAAGATAGCTTTGGGAATATGTGTGACAGTAAATTCTGCGTAAAAGATAGTGAGGTATTGAAATGACAGAGAAGAAACCAACTGAAGAACAGATTAAAGAAACCAGTGAACGGAGAATAAAGAGGTTCCATTCGCATCTTGATATATGTTCTCAGTGTAGAAACCATCCGTTCG